GACCCAAGCCTGCTGATACCACAGCGTTGGGGACACCGTGTGGTATAACAAGGAACAATTATGAATGTCATAGAAACGCTATCAACAGAACTTAAGAAACTACTTACAGGCAATGAACTGTATCAGAACTATGATGAACAATGGCAGTATCTCTTAGAATCATATGTTGGTGGTAAAGAATACAAAGAAGCAGGACACCTTACTCGCTATGTTCTAGAAACAGATGCAGAGTATTCAGCCAGACTTAGAACAACCCCATTAGAAAATCATTGTGCTTCAGTGATTAGTGTTTACAATTCATTCTTGTTCCGTGAAGAACCCAAGAGAGACTTTGACAACAATGGTATGACATTTGAACTAGAAATGTTCTTGCGTGATGCAGACTTTGATGGTCGCAGTCTCAATATGTTTATGAAGGATGTGGCTACTTGGGCATCAGTGTTTGGTCACGCTTGGATCATAGTAAGCAAGCCCGATGTTGGTGCAGTCACAGTGGCCGATGAACAAGCACAAGGCAGTCGTCCTTATGTGAGTCTACTAACACCGTTGGCAATGTTAGACTGGCAGTATTCAAGACAGCCAAGTGGCAAAGTTGAACTGGTCTACATCAGATACCTAGAAGAAACCACAGGCGAACTCACCACTGTAAAAGAGTGGACAATGACAGAGATCCGAACTTCTATTATAAATGTCAGAACAGATCAAATGGTAGAAGAAATCGTTGAAGTTAACGGCCTAGGCAAGATACCAGCCGTGTGTGCCTACAATGGCAGAAGCATCATCCGTGGCTTTGGTGTTAGTGATATCACTGACATCGCTGATGCACAGAAGTTTATCTACAATGCCACTTCAGAAGTTGAACAGACAATCAGAATGGACAGTCATCCTAGCCTAGTTAAGACACCTGAAACACAGGCAGGCATTGGTGCTGGTTCATTAATTCATATGCCAGAGAACTTGGATCCAGGCTTGAAGCCATACCTATTAGAGTTTGGTGGTGCTTCAGTGGATTCAATCTACAAAGCCATACAGCACTCGATAGACAGCATAGACAAGATGGCCAACACTGGTGCCGTTCGTGCTACAGAATCAAGAACAATGAGCGGTGTGGCTATGGAGACAGAGTTTCAATTACTCAACGCCCGCCTATCAGAGAAAGCCGACAACTTAGAATTAGCAGAAGAACAGATGTTTCAATTCTGGTTTGAGTATATGGGACAGCAATGGATGGGTGAAATTGAATACCCAGGGTCATTCAACATTCGCGACACAGGCAGTGAGATCAATCAATTAGCCACAGCCAAGAACACAGCAACGGATCCTATTGTTATCCGCAAGATTGATGAGCATATCCTAGAGTGGATGGGTGAAGAGAAAGAACTTCTTGCTTACCAAGACATCAATCCAATCCCAGGCAGAACATATCCAGATGGTGAAGCAATCCCTGACAGCCTTCCGCCTGCTTATGTAGATGCATCAGACCCAATGGTGCCGGAAGGACAGAACTGTGATAACTGTCAATACTACAAACCATCTGAAGGCTACTGTATCAAGTTTGATGCCAATGTGCGTCCACTGTTCTGGTGTGCCAAGTGGGAACCAGTAGAAGAATAATCCTTAATGGAAAAAATAAAATACAAAGATATCCCTGCTGTTAGAAATTATCTACTAGAACAGCAGGCTCATCGATGTGCATTGTGTGATGATATAATTGAAGAAGGTAAGGCAGTATTGGACCACGATCATAGATCTGGAATAATAAGAAGAGTTCTACACCGAGGCTGTAATTCAATGTTAGGCAAGATAGAAAACAATATGGCCCGCAGTGAAGTAGATTTATTTCGCTTGATGAAGATAGCAGGCACAGTGGCAGACTACATTAGCAACACCACTACAAATTGGATTCATCCAACATATAAAAGTAAGGAGGAGCGAGCGATGGCAACTAAAATGAAACGAACAATGGGCAGAGGCCGTGGACGAGGCAAGAAGCCACCAAAGCGTTAATTGGCTAGAATACTTTGAGAGCATTCAAAAAGAATGTCCTTGGAGTCTTCGTGCATATAAAGCGGGTGCCATTAGCATAGAGCATTGGCACGACACAGATACACTAGAGCCTTTGGGCAACTACCAGGCTAGAATGTATATTCTAGATTTGCCAGACAACATAGTTGAGGCAATGGCAGAAGAATTAGATTGTAATGATCAAGAATGTGAATGGTTGTTTTCTTATCCAGGCTATGGAGAGTTTGCAACACCAGTCAAGGTCCTGATCCAACAGAATAGAAAGCAATTAAACGACTTAAGAAACCGTTTATCTGAGTGATATTTAATCATTCATATAAATAAACATATCAAACACTCTAAAGGAGGCGATGTCACAATGTCAGAAAATACATTGGCTACAAACGAATACAACGACGCAACTGATGCGGCAATCCCACAAGATGGAAATCAGGCACAAGCGACTAAAACTTACAGTCAGGAAGAAGTAGACAATATGATGGCCCGTATGAAAGGGTCTATTCAGAAAAAACTACTAAAGCCTTATGAAGACTTAGGAGACCCAGAAGAACTACGACAGTTGAAAGCAGAAGCAGACAAGCGTCAGCAAGAGCAACAATTGAAGCGTGGTGAATTTGAGAAAACCCTACAAGAATTAGCCGCAAAAAAAGATGCTGAAATCTCTAAGAGAGATGCAGTCATCAAGGAATATAAGATTAATACGCCACTTATCTCAGCGGCAGCAAAATACAATGCTGTCAATGCAGAACAAGTTAAGGCACTATTATCGTCTAATATTCGTCTTGGTGACGGCGGTGATGTTGAAGTGGTGGATAGCAAGGGCTCAGTTCGTTATTCGGACAAAGGTGAACCCATAGGCGTTGATGATTTAGTCAAAGAATTCTTAGACACAAATCCTCATTTTAAGTTAGCGAATCCCACAACGACTGCTACCAAAAGCAATGTAAGCGGGGCTGTTACCGGTAAGAAGATGGACCTATCTAAATTAGATATGAAAAATCCAGAACACCGCACAGCCTATAAAGAATATCGCAAGACACAGGGTCTTGCTTAACTTAACTTAAAGGAAATTTTATTATGGCCGGTTCTACAACCACAACACTAAACGACCTGTTACCAGCAATCACTGCTGAAGCAATGTTCGTAGCAAGCGAGAGAAGCATTATGCGTGGTCTCGTTAAAAATTACGCAATCCCAGCAAGCAACGGTAAGACAATTACTGTTCCTATCTACCCAGTTCAAAGTGCAGCCGCTGTAACTGAAGGTGATGAAGTATCTAACACAGCAATTTCCACTGATGGTGTAACATTGACTGTTTCTACTATTGCTATTCGCACTATGATCACTGACCTAGTTCGTGCTTCTTCTGCTTCTAATGTAGTTGCAGATATGGGCCGCTTGTTTGGTGAAGCAATCGCTAAGAAAATGGACCAAGACTTATTGGCTCTATTCTCAGGCTTCTCAGTAGGCGTAGGCGGTGCAAGCACAGCAATGTCAGCGGCTCTAGTAGCCAACGCAGTTGCTCGTCTTCGTGCTAACGCTGTTCCTGGTGATGCATTGGCTTGCGTATTGAACCCATATGTTGCCTATGACTTGAAGTCCGCATTGACAAACACATTTGCTAACCCAAATGCTGGTGTCGTCCAGAACGAAGCAATGACTACTGGTTATGTTGGCACACTATTTGGTGTTCCAGTATTTGAAAGTGCAAACATTGCTAACACAGGCACCGCTGGTGACTATGTTGGTGCTGTGTTCCACCGCGATGCACTAGGCTTGGCAATGATTGGTGATATCTCTATTGAGACTCAGCGTCGTGCTTCTTTTGTTGGTGATGATATTGTTGCGTCCGCACATTATGGCGTTGGCGAACTTTATGATGGCTACGGTTGCAAAATTACCGCAGACAGTTCATTAGTTGACCCAGCGTAATTAGGAGAATAGAATGGCATTCATTGAAGAAGCAGGAACAGTTGTAAGTTTTGCAGAGTTTCAAGATGTGGTGAATAAAGATCAACGCCTCTTTGAAGCCAATGAAGGCCTCTCCGACGACATTGTGGATCAACAGTTGATTAGAGCAACAGAGCGTATCCTTTCAAAGATACGCTCTAGTGCTTGGTGGAAAAGTTACTACATCCGTCGTGACCAAAACACCGTTTACAATACAGTGGCAGACATCCCCGCAGTAAATCCTAATAGAATTAAGTCCAGACTTAATGACTTCACGGACCTCTGCGTGTATGTTGCACTAGGTGAGTTCATCCTACCGTCAATCGCAGACTTCGGAAGCGAAGACAATGCTGAAAGACAGAAGATGGGCTATTACACTCAAAAGGCAGATACACTATTTGGTGAGTTAATCACTAATGGTGATTGGTATGACTTTGACGGCAGCGGAACCATAAGTTCTGATGAGAAATCGCCAGGTCAATACAACCTTAAGAGAGTGAGATAATGCGTCAAGAAGTTCTCGATTATATCAATGGCTTAGCACTAGGAGGCTATCTTCTATCACAAGAAGTGCCTTGGAGTGACAACACCATACCGCTCTACAGAAAAAACTTGAAAAAGATTTATGTAGACAATGTAGAATATATTTCAGAACCTTTGATTGCAACCTTAGGCACGCTGAGTATCAATCAACAAACACAAAGCACTCGGATCTATTTTGCCAATGACGCAAAAACAGTTCCTTCTAACTATGATACCCTAGTTCAAGATCTCATACTCGCTAAAAACATTGACATCGCTGATGGCACAAACCGTCGTGAAGCCAATGTCGCAGTGAGTTATGAGAACGATGTTATGGTAACAGAGATAGAAATACGATTTACAAAATTATCATCATAAAAAGGAGATTGCCAAATGGCATATATTAACCCAGCACCGGGCACTGGAAATCAAGTGACCCTAACGCTAGACAAAGCAGACAGTGAGTCTGACATCACTCAAGCCTCAGCATTGACTATTCCTGCACTACAGGATATGACTATCAATGCGGCTAACGATGTCTTTACTTGGAGTCAATTAGATTCGACTGCCAAGAAGCAGGTTGCTACTACTTCTACAAATAGTATTGCGATGAACATTGTTGTTGACCAAGCCACTTTCTTTGGAACAACGCTGAATTCCTCAATTTCAGACACAATGGCAGCACAAGGTCTATTTGGAGCCAGTCGTAACAAGACATTGATTAACTTCATAATCAGAGTTGAAAATGCAACTGCTGACACATTCATTAAAGGCACAGGATACATCACTGGCCTTGCACCGACTGTGACAGCAGATGCACCTGTTTGGGTATCCCCAATCACTATCACAGTGACTGGCGAATACACCGTAGCGGCAACTTAAGAACTCGGGAGCGAGTCGGGAATGGGGGCATAACAGCCCCCTTTTCTTTACCTGCCTATAAATACAAAGGAACGAAGATTTATGGATGTCTTAGATAACAAAACAGACAAACAACTGCTAGAGAGTCTAATAGCAGAGATTGCCAAATGCACTAATGAAGTAAAATGTGCCCGTGGTGATCTAGAAAAGGCTCAAGGTCGTATCAAGTTTCTCTTGGTATTGGCACACGAATTGATTAACAGACAAAAGGATTAACAGATGGACATTTCAACATTAGCAAAAAAACCCAAATTAGTAGAAATAGAAATCACGGACAGTGATCTTGTAGAACGCTACGGCGAAACACTCACTTTCTGGATGATGGATGAACTAGGCATTGATTCCTATTTCAAATTCTATAGACTACAACAAGAACAAAAGACCAGCGAACTTAATGAACTGCTTCGTGATATGATTCGCAAAGCAGATGGTAGCCCCGCTTTAGGACCCGATGAAGTGCTACCAGTTGATTTGGTATTAGGAGTGTTGGTGGGAGTAAATGATTTTTTGGGAAAGTCAAAACCCAAGAAATCGGAGAAGCAGACTGGGAATTCGCCGAAGTCATCAGCATAGGTAGAATGGCCAAAGCCTATGGACTATTGCCTAGCGAAGTCCGTAGCCGAGGCACATTGTATGATATCAAGGTCACAGAAGCGTTGGTTGCTTGGGAACATAGAATTACAGAAGAAGCCAGCACAGGAGTCAAGCAACCACCCAAGTTGTCTATGGATCAGATGCAGGCAATGATGGAGAGAGTAAAAAATGAAAAACGCAAACAACAACATAACAATGCGGCTTAACAATATTCAACAGAATACAACTCCCAACGCCTTGGCTCGTGTGGCCTATGACACATTCAAAGACTACACGCCCGTAGACAAAGGCAATGCTCGCAGTAAGACAAGACTAAAAAATGATGTTATCCACGCTGACTATCCCTATGCTGTGAGATTAGATCAAGGATACTCAAAACAGAAAGGTGGTGTTGGTATGACTGAACCCACTATCAAAGCAGTGCAGAAATATCTAGCAGACAAGGCGTAAGGAGCGACTATGGCCACTATTGAAGACTTTATTCTTAGATTTAAAACAGTTGGTGAAGGTGCCATTAAAAGCACCAGTTCCAGCATACAGAATCTAAAAGCAGATGTAGAAAGTTTCGGACAGGTTGGTGGCCCACTACAAAACACCCTAGGTGGCATTGTTAGTAAACTAGGACCTGTAGGCATCGCCGCCGCAGCCGCTGGTGCTGCCATATCAGCACTAGGAGGAACAGCACTTAGACTGGCTGGCGAGGTTATGGACATCAGTGGTGCCACTGGTATAGCCGCAGGCAGAGTGAATAATTTTGCAGCCAGTGTTATTGCCGCAGGTGGTAAAGCAGAAGACGCTGCCGCAATACTATTCAAACTAAGACAAAGCACGGCTGAAGCAGCCGATGGTAACGAAGAGTTGCAAAAGGCATTTCAGAAGTTAGGCATTTTTGTAACTGATTCTAATGGAAATGTGCGTGATGCCAACGATATTTTTGGCGATCTTATTGCCAAGTTTAGAGCAGGTGGTTTAAGTGCCGCTGAATTGACGGCTGCTATTGATATTGCTGGTAAGGTCATTAGAACCCTAGAAACAGACAAACTTGCCAACATTGCTGATATTAGATACGACGAAGCAGCCAAGGAACTAGACAAACTCAATGACTCAATGGAGTTGATTGGTAAACAGATCAAAACACAATTGGTTATTGCGTTTGGTGAGTTTGCTAAAATTCTCAATGAAGGTGGTATCAGCAGTGGGATAGCCAAGATCACAGAATCCATAGGCACCTTGGCAGGAAACATTCTTAACTTACCAACTGACTATCTTGCCAAGTTCTTAAATCTATTTGGAGCCGACATAAAAAATCCAGTAGGACTTGGTAGTCCTTTCCACTTCTTAGTAAAGCAAGCCGAAATAGATCGAAAGAAATTTCAAGAAGAGAATGTAAAAATGAAAGCGGCTCAGGAAGCCGCCAAAGCAGAAGCAGACAGACTGGCTAAAAAGTTTCCAAAAGACAAACCAACAGACAAACCTAACGAACAAGGTGGCTTTGGCCGCAGAAGTGACAGTGGTGTAGAAGCCGCAAGACAGAGTGCTCAACGCATTGCTGAAATAGAAGCAGAAATCACTAAACAAGGTAAGTTGAAAAGCAATGCAGATAGACTGGCCAGTCTTTTGTCACAGTCAGACAAAGAAACTGCTCAGACCTATAAATTACAAGCAGACATTGAAGCAATAAAAATTAATTCAGAGGCTGACATTGCCAAAGAAGAATTGCGTATCAATGCCAACACAAAACTAACACTTGAAGAAAGAGCAAAAGAACTTGCTGCCAAGCGAACAGAGATTGCAGCCAAAGCAGCCAGTGATGAAGCCAACATTGTCCAGCGTTTTCTAGAACAATCACAGCGTGAAAGAGAAAGACAGGCGGAAGAACAAAAGAAAGAAGCCGACCGCATTGCTGAAATCATTCGTGTCAGTAAGGCTCGTGGAGAAGAAGAGCAGGCATTGAACAAACAAATGCAAGACCGCAACAGACTATTGAACAAAACTCTCGGTGACACCGACAGAGAAAGAAACAATCTAATAGCCATAACAGACCTAGAAGAAAAGCGTGAAGAGATTCTGCGTCGTATTAGGCAGATCAAAGACCTACCAGCCGCAGAAAGAGCCGCTAGAGAAAGAGAAATCAATGAGATATTTGAAGAAAGAATTAAAATTACTGAAAGACAACAAGAACAAGATCTCAAGAATCAAGAGAACTTCAGCAAAGGGTTTGAAAAAGCATTCAAGACCTACGCTGAATCAGCCAGAAACAATTTTGAAACCGCTGGTCGTGTGTTTGGAAAAATAACACAAGGTATGGAAGACGCTATTGTGGACTTTGCCAAGACAGGTAAGTTTGAATTCCGTGGCTTTATGAACAGCGTGTTAGAAGAACTTTTACGCAGTCAAGTCCGTCAATTAATTGCACAAACCTTTGGTGGCCTGTTTGGCAGCACCAGCAGACGAGGCACAGTTACTATCGGTGATATCATACCAGGCTTTGCCGCAGGCGGTCTAATTGGCACAAATGGTCCTGTCATCGTAGGAGAACGCGGTCCGGAGTTGCTGGTGGGTGCTGGTGGCAATCGTGTTATTCCTAACAATGAATTGGCCAGCGGCACCGTAAACTACAACATATCAGCAGTAGATGCACAAAGTTTCAAACAATTAGTGGCGTCGGACCCAAGTTTCATCTACGCTGTCACAGAACAAGGTAGACGAACCATACCGGCAGGTAGGAGATAATAATGACCACAGCATTTCAAACCGTTATTGATTACAGTCAAGCAATCAGTATCAACAAGAAAAAGAAAGTAGCACAAAGCACCAGTCGTGATGGCACAGTGAAGACCACAAGCCTAGGTGGACAGATATGGGAATTTGAAGTGTCATTGCCCAATGGACCTAGGTGGAGTGATTTTCGTGGCTTGATTGAAAAGATGGAAGCCTTAGACAGAGTCACAGTAGGCACCATACAGATCAATCTTGCAGGACAAAGTTGGCTTAATGGTTATCAAGGTAATCTCAGCAATGTCACTGCTATCACAGTCACAGCAACCTCTGGCAATACATTGACTATCACTGGAGGCACCAGCGGACTTAGTGCCGGACAGTTTAAATTCAAAGCAGGTGACTTCATACAACTAGGAGCAAGCGGCAAGGTCTATACCGTGGCCGCTGATGTTGCACACAATTCAAACACCATTACACTACACAGACCCTTGCGTGATGCCGCAGGCACCTACACCTTATTGGTAGGACAGGCAGTGACTTGGAGTGTGATATGCGTCAAGTTTCCTAATTGGAATATCTTTGCTAGAGACCAAGTGGCCTGGGATGGTCCGTTTGTATTTGCGGAGAGTTTGTAATGGCCATTAGTCTAAGTGCCTACAAGAACATACAGACCAACCTGTTTGTGAAGTTAGACATACCGGGGTATGCCATACTGACATTCAGTGACTATCACAAAGCCTACAGCATAGCGGGGTTGAGTTATACTGGATTGGGCCAATTGTTGAGTATCGGCAGCACTGAAGACACTCTTCGTGCATCGCCTAGTGATATCTCAATTGCCATTGCTGGTGTGCCTAGTTCCAATGTCACTGACATTATTGACAACAGAATTAAAGGCAGTGAGTGCAAAATATTCCGTGGCTTCTTTGATGTCACTACCGGTGAACTCCTGAGCATTGCTGGTAACCCCGCTGGCAAGTTTCAGGGCATAGTTTCCAATTATGACATAACAGATGATTTGGATATGGGATCCAGCACAGGCACAGTGGTGCTAACACTTACAGTGACTTCGGTTGTTGAAATGCTACAAGACAAGATCACAGGCAGACGCACTAACCCTGCTGACTTTACTGCTGGTGATATGGATCGTGTGCTACCATTACAGAGTGCTAACTTCAACTTTGGAGCCCCACAATGAGTTTTCTATCAGGCATTGTAAATTTTGCCAAAAGTGCTGTAGGCATTGTTAGTGGCAACAGTATATTTGGCACATTGGCACGAACAGCCATACTAGGTTATGCAGTCAACAGACTTAGCCAGAGTGCTAACAAAGGTCAGAACAGTGGCACCAACAACATTGATGAAGGTGTAAGACTACAGGTTAAACCCAACGCTGACAGCAAAATACCAGTCTTGTATGGTTCAGCATTCTTTGGCGGCAACATCATTGATGCCGTAATGACCAACAACAACAAGACAATGTGGTTTGCATTGGCTCTAACAGAAAAGACTGGTAGTCTATATTCAACCAGTTCGGCTACAACCTATCTACTAAACAATGTCTATCTCAATGACCAAAGAGTGCAATTTAAATCAGATGGTATCACTGTTGACTACACACTAGATCGTGGAGGCAACATTGACCGCAACGCCAGTGGATTGATACAGATCTATTTCTATGCAGGTGGTAGAACAGCAGGACAAAAGCCTGTAGGCTTTGCAGGTGCAGTAGCCAACTCTGAATCAGTATTTCCAAATTGGACCGACACAGACAATGCTCTAACCAATGTGGTGTTTGCATTGGTCAAGGTAGACTACAACCGAGACAAAGGTGTTACTTCACTACCGGATGTCAAATTTAACATTGCCAGTTCAATGTTTACACCAGGCGATGTCATTTATGATTACCTTACCAACACCACTTACGGTGCAGGCATAGCCGCCGGTGACATACTTACTGCAGATATCACTGCACTCAACACCTACAGTCTAGCCAGTGTGGCTTATGCAGATGAAGGCACCGGAGCACAGACACTAGGCGATAGATATCAAATTAATGGATTGATTGACACTGCCAACACGGTGTTAGAAAATGCAGAAGCCATACTAAATGCTACTGCAAGTTGGCTAAGTTATGACACGCACGAAGGCAAGTGGGGTGTCATAATCAACAAGGCAGAAACCAGTGTGGCTGCTTTCGATGACACCAACATCATTGGCAACATATCAGTCAGCGGCACAGGCCTACAAGATTTATACAATGCTGTCAAGGTGCAGTTCCCACATAGAGAACTTCGCGACAGTGCAGACTTCTACAATATTTCAGTGCCCACAAGTTCAGTGCCAGCCGATTGGACACCATTCAGTCTTAATTCAAATGAAGAACCCAAGACCTTAAACATAACCTATGACATTGTGAATGAGCC